TTTGATAAATCTAATCATGTCTCTGAGTAGAAGACTTTCTTGATCAGTTTTAGGAGCAAAAGTCCAATTAAAACTGAACTGACGAAACCCTACACCTTGAAAAAGCTGACTTAAGCTAGGGTTGTCAACTAATCCTAATTGAGAATTTCTTGCATCAACTAATTCTTGTGAAATAGCTGCACCTAATCTATTACTTTGCGCCATAGCGGCATCTTCTATCGTATTCAAACCTTGATCTGCCACCCCTGCTAAACCACCTTCTTGAGCTTTTTTTATGCCTACATCACTATCTTTTAATGCATCTAACACATTACCTGCAGCATTTAATTCTCTTGACTGCCAAGTTGCTGATGTAGCATCAACCAACCCATTTAATGGCATAGGTAATATGATTGAACCTAAACTTTGTGAAGTAGTTTCTGTAAATGGTGATGGTCTAGTATATTTGAAAAATTCGAACTTCATAAAATAAGGTGCTGGGTCAGGCGGATATACATAATTAACACCACCTGTAGTTTGATGTTGTTGTGAAGGTATTTGAATTTCTGGGTTAGAACCATTAGTAGCAGCAAAGTTTCTGTTAGCTAATGCATTACCCATCATTCTATTAGGATTGTTAGTTGTAAAAAAAGAGCTTCCCCCTGATATCAATTGGTCTAATTGACTGGACATGATGTCACCAACAGCACCTATTGGAACACCAGCTGATGCTAAACTACCTGCTAACCCAGATGCTATACCACCAGCAGCACCTAACGCACCATCAACATTCTTAATCAAATTGTTTACAGCACCTGTTGCAGCGCTCGTAATATTGCTTACTACTGATTGGTTGACCTGCTGTACATAGGGGTTATTAGTAAGATTAGAAAGGTGGAAGCTCATTCTTTTTCCTATAAGTATAATCAGTATCAACTTATTTATAGTGATCCCATGAAAGGCAAGTTTGTACCACGTAACCCTAGCAAATATATGGGTAATCCTACAGAAATTATATTTCGCAGTAAGTGGGAACTGGATATTATGCGTTTATTAGACACAAATGATGATGTCATAGGTTGGGGTAGTGAAGAAGTAGTTATACCTTATATTTCACCCGTTGATGGTAAACGTCACCGATATTTCACAGATATGATAATAAAAAAGAAAAATGGTGATGTAGTGTTGGTTGAAGTTAAACCATTCAAACAAACTCAACAGCCAAAAGTTTCTCAAAAACAAACTAAACAGTATATACAAGAAGTTGCTACATATGTCATTAACAAAGCTAAATGGAAAGCAGCTGAAGAGTACTGTTTGTTGAGAGGTTGGAAATTTCAGATATTAACAGAAAAAGAGATATATGGAAAATGAATCCTATCACTTGGAATAAATCCCCTTACAATGAAGAAAGAGGTGAATTTGAACGTTTAACTAAAGAACGTACACCACTAAATGCTAATGCAAAAACCTTTAAAGATAATAATGAATATCTAAAAAAAGCCTATACGAATGCTAAAATGGTTACATTGACTGACTTTATGTGGAGAAAATTAGGTAATACTGACAGTTGGACAACTGATACATTGAGAAAAGTATATGATGCATTCAAAAGAAATAATGAGTACCGTAGTGTAGGTAATATATTGACACAGTTTGAGAGTGGTAAGGTCAATGCTCCTATCGTAATACAATTTGCCGATAAGTCAATGGAATTGGTGGCTGGTAATACTAGATTGATGATGGCAAAAATTTTAGGCATAACACCAAAAGTTTATCTAATAGAATCGGACTGGTAATGGCAATAGAAACATTCAATAAAATTCTTATTGATGGCGTTAAGCAAGGACAAATACCTGCGCGTACTAAAGCAGCACGTGATTGGTTTCGTAATACTGCAGCTAAAATTCGTGAAATAGGTCAGTCAGCATTGTTGAGAGAAAAAACTGCACTAACTAATCGTATAGAAATTGGGCGTATGTACATGTTTATGTATGACCCTAAAACAAAAAAAGATCTACCTTACTACGATAGGTTTCCACTCATATTCGTTTTGAACAAAACATCAGATGGTTTCTTAGGTATCAATTTACATTACCTGCCTCACTTATTGAGAGCAAAGCTTATGGACTTACTGTACAACTACGTAATTGATCCTAGATTAGATGAAAATACTAAATTAAAAATAAGTTATCAAACGTTAAATAGAGCTGCAACACATAAATACATTCAACCTTGTATTAAAAGATATCTTTATAGTCATGTAAGATCAAAATTTGTTTATGTAGTTCCTGTAGAATGGGACATTGCTTTGTTCTTACCAATTGAAAACTTCGCAAAAGCTTCAAAGACACGTGTATGGAAAGATAGCGCTAGTATGGTAAACAAAACATGAGTGTATTTTCAAAAATATTGAATGGTTTAGGAGCTAAAACTTCTACACAACCAGTTACTGCACCTACTATTATGAATGGTTTCAATATATCTGAATTTAAATCAACTGTACAAGATAATGGTTTACTTAAAAATAATCTATACCTTGTTAATTTTTCACAGGCACCATTTCCTAATGGACTGATGTTCTTTACAGAAACAGTAGAAATACCACCTGTAGAATTAGCACAGCAAGAGATCAGAAGATACGGTTATGGTCCAGTAGAAAATGTCGCATGGCACCCAACCTTTTTACCTATGCGCATGAATTTCATTGTTGAAGCTACGCAAAAGAATGTAATCAATGCTATACTGAATAGCATTTCAAAAATCAGTCCATTCATGAATTACACAAACATGAGTACAACTGGTCTTTCCATGTATGGCGGAGCACCTCAAGCAACTGCTTATGAAGTGGCATATAAAAAAGATTATCAATTCAACCTTGAGATTTATGTTTATAACGAGCAACAAGATAAGATTATGATATACACCTTCCGTGATTGTTTTGCTCGTAATATTGGAGGCATACAATTGAGTTGGGGTAATAACGACAACCTTATGCATGCTGATGTAACGTTCTCTTATACCGACTATAGCATAAACACATTCAATGCTGGTTCTAGCGATACGGTAAATTCATTAGCGCCATTGACTTCATCATTAGGGTTCAGCACCGCATCAAGTACGTTAGACGCAATCAAAAGACCAGCTGATGTAGTAGACGCATTAAACTTAGCTAATGCTAGATCTTTAGCAGGCATATATAATAATGTTTCCGGCACACAAACGAATCTACAACAAAATGTGAATGGCGTAGATTTTTCAATATTATCATAATTGGAGTTAATAATGGCTTTACCTAAACTGAAAGTACCTCTGTTTGATATTGTTATACCTTCTACAAAGGCTAATGCAAAATTCAGACCATTTCTAGTGAAAGAAGAAAAGATTTTGCTCATCGCTCAAACAGGTAACACAAAAAAAGAAATGATCAATGCTCTAAAACAGGTCATCAACAATTGTGTTACTACTGAAACAGGCGATGATATTGATATAGACGCATTAACTACATTTGATTTAGAATATCTTTTCCTTAAGATTAGAGCTAAATCAGTTGATAACATCGTCAAGCTCAAGTATATTGATCATGAAGATGATAAAAATTATGAATTTGAGGTGCCATTGGATGATGTAGAAATCATTTATCACCCTGAACATACTAACAAAATCAAGGTAGATGATGATATCGGCATCATTCTGAAATATCCAACGTCAACAATTGTGAACAAGCTTGATGACACCAACCTCAGTGAAGCTGATGTCACAACTATGATGATCAAAGATTGCCTTGATAAGATTTATGATGCTGACACAGTTTATCTAGCTAAAGAATCAACACAAAAAGAGCTTGATGAGTTTATCGACTCATTAAATGTTTCTACCTTTGAAGGCATTAAGAAATTTTTTGAAACAATGCCAAAGTTATATTATAAAATTGAATATACTAATTCTAAAGGAACAGAAAGAATTATTGAACTGTCAACGTTAGATGATTTTTTTACATTGGTCTAATACATAACAGTTTACAGAATTACTACAGTACTATATTCACTATGGTGCATCATTATCATTATTCACTTGATGAAATAGAAGGTCTTATACCATTTGAAAGAGATATCTATGTCGGCATGATCAACGATTATTTAGAACAAGAACGAGAAAAGCAAAAGAATAATCATGGATAAACAGGATCCGCCAGCAGCTAATGACAATCCGCCCACACCAAAGGCAGCTAATGACAACTCGCATAATGTAGCCGCTAATGATAATCAACCAAAGGGTAATGATTTAGGTAATGTTTCTGAAAAGATCAAGCCTAATGCTACACCAGCACAAAATGCTGAAGCCGCTGCTCAAGGTATTAAAAAAGATTATTTTATGAAATTTAATGTGAATATCAATAATCAACAACCAGCAGGTAATTCATCAGGTGGCGGCGGTGGTGATGATGAAGTGTCTAAAACTATTATCAGAAAATTAGATTTGATTGACAGAAAAGTTAGTATGATTGAGGAGCTGTCAAAGCAAATTAAAAAAACTATAGAAGATCATGTTGACTTACAACGTAAACGTTATGAAGAATTAGAATTACAAAAAGAAGAAGCTGGTGGTGGTGATGGTAAAAAGGCTGTTTCATGTGAAAAATGTGAAACAGAAAATAAAGACAATCCTATAATTCAGTTTTTTAAACAAATGAATAAACTAAAAGAAGCATTAATAGGTTTGGTCGCTATGTTGCTTCCTATGGGAATTAAATTGATCAAGGGATTAATTGATAATGTAAGAGACAAGTTATCAGAAGTTGTGAAGGTAATTGAAAAAACTTTATCAGGCGCTATTAAAGGAGTAACAAGCTTTTTATCAAACTTCGTCAAAGGTTTATCTGAAGGCATAGCTTTTCTTTTAGATTTAATACCTGGAGGAATTGGTAAAGGAGCAGCTGCTGCCATTAGAAAAGGCGGTGCTGATGTTGCTAAAGGTATAGAATCGGCAGGTAAAGCTGTAGACAAATATGTCACTGACAAAGGCGAAAAGGTAGCAGCTGGACTAGCCGCACCCGCAACCAGAAATCAAGAAAAAACACCTTTACAAAAACCTGGCATGGCAGCAACTGGTGCAAAACAGGCTACCGCAGGTCAAGAGGCTCAAGCTAAAGTTCCCTCTATATCAGGCATGGATGACGTAAAGGGTATGATCAAACGTCATGAAGGTTTAAGATTAGAACCTTACAAAGATAGCGTAGGTAAATGGACAATAGGTTACGGACATTTGATAGGCGATGGTAGTTCACCCGGTCCTTATGCTGGCAGAAAAATGTCACAACAAGAAGCTGATAATTTATTTGAAGAAGATTTTGCACATCATTACAACGCTGCTAAAAATACTCCAGGATTTGACAAAGCTACCACTGCCCAAAAAGGAGCTTTGATTGATTTAGCATATAATATGGGACCTGCATGGCATAAAAAGTTTACTGGTGTCAGCGAGATGTTAGCACAAGGCGATTTTGCTGGTGTAGGAGAACATTTAAAAACAAGTAAATGGTACACACAAGTAAAAGGTAGAGCCCAAGAAATTGTAGGATTACTTTCAGGCAAAGGTGTAAGCACTTCTGATAATAAGAAAGAGAAAAAAGAACCTCAATTAGCTCAAAATTTAGCTGCTTCCTCTTTTTCTGCTCCGCCCGCTCCAACTGCGCCAGCTACAACCTCTGCCAAACCGACACCTGCTCCGAAAGCCCCGAAAGCAGTAGCACCCCCATCTACAGTTTCTAGTGAAGCAGCTGCCTCGACAGCTCAGAAGCCTACTGGGGCAAATATGAATGCCAGTAAGAAGTTACCTAATAATAAAAGATCAAATTCTACACAGCAATATATACCTCCACCGGCATATCATGCTAGCAAAGAAGAGCTGGCTAGTGTGTTCTTTATGGCTAATGAACCACACATGGGAGTTGCTGGATTATAATGGACCAATCCAATTCAGGTTTATCTAATATAACGGAAAAGATGAAATCATCCGGTGATAAGGCTGATCTAACTTCATTATTACCTAAAAATACTAACGCGGATCCAACAGTTCAAAAAATATCATTAGTAGATAAAAAAATATCTTCACTATATAGATTCATATTACAATTAAGAAAAACTTTTAATTTAACCGTTTCATATGATAATATGTTATATGAACAACTTCAGAAAGCTATTCAAGAAGTAGTAGGTGGAAGAACAGTTGAATTTGAATCACCCTGTGCTAAATGTGTCAACAGTAAAAAAGATCCTCTCGAAGAATTATTTAAAAAATTTAATAAATTAAAAGAAGCTATTATAGGATTTGCTGTTATGTTAGCAGCACCTATAGTCAGTATAGTAAAAAAACTGATTGATGACTTCAGAGGCATGATTAACCCTATTATAATGCCTACAGTAAATGTAGTTAATGCAATTATATCGTTGTATACAAATCTATATTCAGGCATAGTTACCGGCATCACTGGCATAGTCAGCTGGGGATTGAATGCAATAGGCGCCAAAAAAGAGGCTGCGGCAGTAGCTAAAGCGGGCACGGCATTATCATCAGGTATTCAGTCAGTAGGTCAGAGTGCGCAATCAGCATTGACTAGCGCGGGCGAAGCTGCTGTAAGTGTACAACCCGGACAACAAACGAGAAATGCTGAAAGAGGTGGTATAAACACTGAAACTTCACCTGTTGGAGAAAAACAAGCATCAGCAGCTGAATTAGCTGCAGCTAAAGATGCCAAACCAATGAATGGCAACTTACCAACAGCTAGACAGTTCATAAACAAAAACGACGTCAGAGATGCAGATTTTCTAGATAATCTCATACATGAACATTCAGGCATTAAAGGATTTACTACTGTAAGAAATCAGAACAGTGGAGGTATGGCTTGGTGTTCTGCTTTCGTTAACTCAGTGTTAGGATTACAAGGCATAAGAGGTACAGCAAATCCTGCAGCGCGAAGCTGGCTTAACTATGGCACTAAGATTTGGGATAAGGGAGAGCCTGTATCTCAGATTAAAGAGTTGGCCAAAGAAGGTGATATTGTTGTATTCGATCGTGGAGGACCACCTCATGGTCACGTAGCGTTGTTTGTTGCATTTGATGGTAAATCCACCATTCAAGTTCTAGGTGGTAATCAGGGAGACAAAGCAAGTGGCGCTGATGCTGTCAATCAACACAGCAGAAATATATTTAAAGCTGGCAATGATTTGTTAACAATAAGAAGGTCCAGCGGTGGTAAACCAGAAGCTAAACCTACACAAACTGCTAGCACTCCTCAAGCGCAACCTCAGGCACCTACTAAAAGAGCAGTAGCTAAGTCACCTTCTACTGGTAGAAACTCAAATAGTATAGATAATCATTTCGGCGTCAACGAACCCTCTTACGGGCAAGCACATCACGGGGTATAAATGCACACCTATTTTCATTGGCTGGAATCTTTATTAAAAGATATTGATGGTTTTCCATCTTCAAAAAGAGCTATTACTTTCTTATTCATGTTACTCATGATGGTGCTCAGTATAGCAAATACCTTTTTTGGTGTTAAGCTAGAATCTTTTGTTGTAGAAAGTGTTCGTGATATCATAATTGCTGGTATAGGTTTCTCAGGATTAGAGAAATTTACCAGCAGACCACTTGATGGAATAAAGCCAACAGGATTTAAATAAAAAAAGGGTGGAGCCGAAACTCCACCCCCAAGTTTAGGAAAGAGAGACGATTAGTCTTCAGCTAGCTTCTTAAAGTAGCTGAGGTCATCATCGTCATCATCAGCGGTCCAAGGTGGTGTGTCATCAACCTTCTTAGCCGCTGGAGCAGCCGCCTCCTTGATACGAGGCGGAGCAGCCATAGGTGGCTCATCCTCAACATCAACAGCCGAAGCCTTTGCTGTAAGCCCGAGAACAGCATTCAGCTTCTTCTTAAGGGTATCATAATCCTTATAGTTGGCTGGATCGAGGAAAGCCTGCAACGAATGCTCGGACTTCCAAACACTTTCTAGCTCGTCATCATCTGTTGACAGTGGTTCACGTGCACCAAACTCTGACTTATCGTAGTTACGGTAACCATCCACATTACGAATCTTTACCTTGAAGTTAGCACCATCCCAAAGATCAAATGGGTTGAGTGGCTTCTCATCGGCAAACTGAGGATTCATAGCCTCATTGAGCTTATCAAAGATCTTTTTGCCATACTTGAACAAGAACACCTTGCCTTCGTTAAGAGGATTAGCAGGATCGCTAACAATGTAGATGTTCGACACGTAGCTCAGCTTACGCTTTTGATCGCGAGCTTGCTTACGTGCTGGGGAGTTGTCGTCGCTAGTTGAGTTCCAAAGCTGAGTGTTGTACTCAGAAACAGGATCAGGCTTGTTGAGAGTAGTCAGAGACTTTTCAATGTACCACAGTCCAGTAGTCTGACCCTTGAAGCCATGTTCCCAAACACGAATGAATGGAACATCTTCATTAGCTGGTGCTGGTAGAAAACGAATGACTGCATAACCGTTGCCAGCCTTGTCAACGTCTGGGTACCAGAAACGATCGTCACTTGAGGAATTTGTTTCGTTGCTGTTGAACTTCTTAATCTGCTCTGTGAGCTTTGTTAGTTCGTTAGCACGATTCTTACGCATTGTAGCAAAATCAACCATGTATATCTCCGTATGTTTGTATGTTTGTATGATGTCCTGTATGATCGGACGTTGTATTTATGCTACCTCAGAATGATGTTCTTCAAATACGTTGTATGCGATAGACTTCATTCTTTTGGTATCATAAATTAGAAATGGCTTATACTTTACGCATAGCCTATGAGTATCAGACCAAAGTGGATCTTCACTCAATTGTTTGTTCCAGTGCTTGAAGAACCCCAGCAGATCATTTAGAATGACAAGAGTTTCTAGGGAAACCTTTTTGCGATAGAACATCTTCAGCAAGTAAGGGTGCTGATGTTCCTTTACTATAATGTTTTCCTCTAATAAAGTCAAGCACTTTTTTAAATCTTCTTCAAAAATATATCCCAAAGACTGAGTTCTTTTTTTCCAGTCAGTGAAGATCTTTTCTGTTGTTGAGTTATTAACAAGGTCGCCAACCCAGATCTTAGGGTTAGCAATTATATTAGAAATAAGATAATCTCTAATATCTTTTCGGTTAGAAAGTTTTTCAAAATAATATTTGTCGTTACGTGAATGAAAAGCATCTACACTTGTCTTGAGCTTTCCCTGATAACGAATAAAATCATACCAATCAGTGTTAAAATGATTCTTTAGAGCATTATACAAAACGTAGGTTTCGTATGGTGTCATTAGATTGGTAACCTCGAAATTTTAGGTAGGAAATTAAGGGTTTCGGCTTCAACTTGCAACTTAGTTTTAATATTAGAATTCATCTTAATTAGTGAAGCTGCAGTCTCAACCTCAATGTTGTTCTGTTCGCAATAGAGAATTACTGCATCCAGATATTCAATATCGTGCTGCCAAACTAGCTCTTCAATTGCTGAAGCAAACTCTGATGGCGTTCTTACCTTTGGTTCAATCATTTTTCACCTCAAACTTAAATTCTCCACCATCAACAGTAACCTTGATCTTAGGATAATAAACTGCTTCACCGACGAGCTTAAGATAATCACGACCGCCATCGATGGCGCCAGAACCTGCATTGCGATAATCATGGCGGTAACGTGACACTGCAACTTCACCATCTGGACAGAGCACACCTGTGATGGGTTCTGAAAAACATGAAGATGCATCTGTGATAGCCACATGAATGCCTTTACGAAACATACCAAAATAGTTTGAGTGTCCTTTAGAAGGGTCAGGATTTTCAACATAGAAAACATCTAGCGGAACTTCTTGCCAACGCCCACCATGATTACTGCACCAGTAACCCATGTATTTGGCATTATAACGTTCTTCAATGATTTTGATGCCTTCTTCAGTAAACCAGTAGCCATCTTTACTGTTATAAATGTGCATATTAAATCCTATTGATGACAGAAATGTCTATGAACTGATCACTCCAACCTTTCTTATACAAAGCATAAGAATATCGGTTATGAGGTCTCTTTTCAAATTTAACGATTGACAGCTGAAATGCAACACAAAATGCCTTGATGAGCAGCTCTTGAGTGCAAGCTTCTTCAACCCAAGGCACAGCTACCATGTCAACATCACGAACTTTAGAACCGTGAAGCAACAATGCATAACCGTGTTGGTTAGCAATTGGCAGCATTAGCCTGTAGATAGATTCAGAGTTTTTAATTCTTTCCTGAATTTCTTCTTCAGTGAATGCTATTTCTTCAGGCATAGCAAAAGACATTAGCTACGCTCCGTATGTTGAGCGCGAAGAAACTCAATAGTCTTTTCCATATAATCAGTAGTGCCAGGCACTGTGATTGCCAGTGTTTCAATATACCCCTTGAGGTAACCCAAAACGAACCTGTCGCAATTTTCTTCATAAACACCGTTGAATCGAGCCTCTTCATAGAGGGTTTCGATCAGGGACTTTGCGATGTTGTTAGACATTTTGATCTCCATTTCAACCATAATTCATTATAACGTGGGAGAAAAAATAAGTCAAGTGAAAAAAATGCAACCATTTCTGTTGCTAGGTAGGTTGCCCACCCCGGAAATTATGCTGCTAGAGCATACTCCATAGCGTAAGTGTCGTTGACATTTACAGTTTTGGACTGATTTGCGGTCGTATCCTTACCGTGTCCTACTCTCGCCTCTTCCTATCCGTCGAAACTGGTCACCCCCATCATAGATGCATCTCGGGGCGTACCATACCCGGTGCTAAAGCCATTGCCGCACGGTCTTGCTCACAAAGCACGATGCATCTATGGTGGAGGTGCGGGGAATCGCACCCCGGTCCGAATAGATGTTGGTCTGGATCA